ATAAATCAGAAGTCTCCGGATTCCAAGCCAGTCATTGACTTTTCTTCCCATCTTACAGATCTCACAGGAAATAAACAAAATAATCGCGATCTTTGTAATCTCAGATGGCTGCAATGTCATATTTCCCGGAAGCTGGATCCATCGTCTGGCTCCATTGATCGTTGTTCCAAGAGGCGTCTGCACCAGCGCCATCATAATCATGGCAAACACATAGATTTCAAAAGAAAACGCTCCATAAACATGATAATCAATCCTGGAAACGACCAACATAACTCCAAAACTGCCCGCACTGATCATTGCCTGTTTGATAAAATAGGACATGTCATCCTGAAAATCCGCCTGAGCGCTGTACGCACTGGCACTATAGAGCATAATCAGTCCAAAGCAAGTCAAAAATATAATGACCAGCATCAGATTATAATCAAAATACGTGGTCGGCACACTGCTTTGCGCAATCTCTCTTTTCTCCCGTTTCTGTCTGGCAGAACGTCTGCTTTTCGTTTCCCCCTGCTCTCTTCTGCGAATCGGCTGTACCGTTTTGCTGCTCATAACATCTCCCCTGTTTTTATTTTACTCGGTTATCTTGCGCTCATTGCCGGATGCACCGGTTTTCCATGTTCAAAAAACCGGTCATACCATACAAGGAAAATGTAGACAGTCCAGATCTTCCGACTGTTATCTGTCTTTTCATTTGCATGTTTTGCATGCTTGTGTTCATCCAGCATTTTCACAAGAAGCTCTGTATCAAAGAATTTTTTTGCCGCATCAGAAAGAAACATTTCTTTTACCCGATTGTAATACGCATCTTCTTTGAGCCATACCCGGATCGGAATCGGGAATCCCAGTTTCTTCTTCTCTGCAGTCTTACTGCGGATCACCTTTTCTGCCGCCCCGCGAAGTGCCACTTTTGTCTTCGGTGCTCTCACTTTATAATGCAACGGCAGTGTCTGGGCAAGCTCCAGTACTTTTTTATCCAAAAACGGGACACGCACTTCCAGAGAATTGGCCATTCCCATCTTATCCCCCTTCATCAGAATATCATGTACCAGCCAGAGATGCATATCCACATACTGCATCTTAGTCACAGAATCCTTGTCTTTCACGCGCTCATACAGTGGTGCAGTCACCTTCTGAAT